ATAGCACCACTGGCAGTATCCCACACGGTCACACGGTAGCCTGTATCGGTTAGGAATCTGCCGTTGCAAAGGCTTCGCTCCATGGTTGCTTGACTATCAACTGTAAACACCACGTACGGGGCTTGTACGGGCTTACGGGACACAACATCAACCTGAGGTGCAACGCTGTTGTAGATGCTTTGCTGATAGCCATTCGGTCTGTTATCAGGAGCAAGAAGACCAAGCAGGGTTGCATCTCCGCTGAGTGTTTCGTAGATCCACTGGTCAATGGTTGGTATTTCAAAAGACATTATTGACCCCTCAGTATCGCCCGCATAGCACGTATAAACGCTGGTCTAACCATCATCAATGCAGGAATCATGAAGGGTCTAGCCGGTACGGTGTTGCCACCCTTTGAAGTCCATCCGAGTTCCAGCGGTACGGCGTACTTTGCATCAGCCTTGACCAAGGCGGTAACGCCCTTTGCTCTAGATGCCATCATGCTATGGTTGATGCTGTTAGCAAGGTTACCGGTATCGCTGTTAGGTGGCGAACCGGGAGGGCTTGACCAGTGAACAATCTCATTGTCCTTACCACTTCTGTATTCTCGGTATTGCCCAGAGTTGGTAACGATACTGGTTTTGGCGTTGGCTTCAACGTCTGCTGCAGCTTTACCTACAATCATGGTTATCTTGCCTAGATTCGCCTTGTACGCATCCAGAGCAGTGGTCTTCAAGGACACAGTTACATTCACGGAGCCAGCACCTGTATCTGTAAAGGGCCAAAGCGGCGCACCGTGGTTGACACCGTGAAAGATATCGTTAGCCTGATATCTGCCGCTGTACCGTAAGCCGCAGGGTTCAACACCGACAAGATGCCTTGTGCGCTGTACTGCTTGGTAAGCGTAACACTACCGGACGGGAACGTATACGTCGAGCCGGTCTGGATGTTGGTAAAGGTTGCACCGAGTGTACCGGTAGTGATGTCTACCGGGCTTCCCAGTTCATCCACCAGACGCACCACGTAACTGTGCCAGTCTCCGACCCATGCGGAGACTTGCACGACCTGCTGAGGGTCTTCGGTCAAATCATAAATCAATGCCATTAGATGTCCCTCACATAGATGCGTAATGGTCCGAAAACTTGCGTATCAGATGCACCTGTTGTGCGTGTAATCGTTGCAGTGTAAGTGCCCGGTGTGTTCGTAACCGTTGTATCGATTGTAAACTGCGCCCGTCCATCAGCTGCATAGGTTGCCGTACAAGCGTAGGTGTCTACCAAGGTAGCACCGGAGTTGTAGACCTTAGCCGTTACCGTTGCACTCGTGATATCTATCCCGCTACCAAAGGCATCTACGCACTGGATGTCTACGCCATGCTGTGCGCCCTTTTGGATGTCTAGTGGGTCACTTGCACCCAAGCCATCTGCCTTGACCTCGTAAGGCCCCATCCGTACCAGAGCGGCAGAAGTTACCGGGGTAACCAGTTCAGCGTTGACATACTGCCCAAAGGTGCCTACCGTGGTGTGGTTGGTTCTAAGCTCTTGCCAGACGTTTGATGGAATATCTTGAACCGTTGATTCAATGCCGTTGACAACGCCATTTGTTTCCATTATGACACCACCAAAGTTTGTAGCCGTGTTGTAACCAACAGTCGCTGCACCCCAGACAGCCGAGGCAGTCTGTGCTTCCGTCAAGCCACCAGAGGACAACTTGACAGTCATTACCGCACCGTTAGTACCGCTTGCACCACGCACCACGATAGTGGCATCATCAGCACCAGCAGCCAGTGCAGCATCCGGAAGGTCGAGTCTGTACACGCCCGGCATATTGGTAGCGTCTACCTCGGCAAAGCCGCCTGCTGTCCACGCCTGCGCGATGGTACGGGCTACCAGTGGGATTGATACAGATGCTGTGCGTGTCCGGTTGTAATAGGCTGAGAGACCAGACGTGGAGGCTGTGAGACCTGTAGCACCTAAGTAAAGTTCGATGGATTGTGAGGTGGAGCCGGGAGCAATGGTAATGGTAGATGCGTTGCGCTCGGTTGGAACGTACGGTGTCACGTTTGACAGATTCCGGTATGTTGCCGAGCCAGTGTCTGGTGTTGCCCCTGTCCACGTCACCCCGTACATATCAGATGCTGGTGCGCCGGTTGACGTACCTGCGTCAGTGTTTGGGCCACCTAAGATTGAAGAGAACATCTGGAATGTTCCGAGTCCAGTTTGCAAATAATACGGGAAAATTAATCCGTGGCTAAATGTTGTTGATACAGTCCCACCGACATTTGTTAAAGTAAAGGTAGTTGAAATTATCCTATTGAATGTTTGGTCAATAAAACCAGTATTTGAAAAGATTCCATAACTACAACTGAACATTAAACAGTTTGTGACAGTTGACCTGAAACTGTTACTACCATTGATTATGTCCATTGCTGCCAATACTGACATGAAAGTATTATTTATAACTTTTATTTGTAAATTATTTGCGTAAATGGAATCAGCACTTTGCCCAACAAATAGGGAATCTGTCACTGTTGTTGTATCTGCTACGTTTTGCCCTGTTAAAAACAACGCATTATAGCCAGATAGAAAACTACATTTTGTTACTGTTAGTGCCATAGCTGTACTGGTTGGAGCTGTTACAGTTAGCATATTTCCGCTTGCTTTAGTAGCCGTTGTAAATTGACAGTTTGTAAAACTTAAATTTGTACTGGTTGTAAAAGCGACAGTACCACCATCAAATATAATGTTTTGAAACGATAGGAAATTCTTACTTGTAGCAATAATAGATGTAAGGGTAGGTGATGCACCTAAGGAATTGTATATAGTCCAGAGTACAGGCCCTGCCGTCAAACCAGAAAACTGAGCTGCTGTCGGGTCACCAATAACAGACGTTGTTGCAGTGGCTGAAGTCATGCCGATTGTGACCGACTCATTGTATGAACCGGGAGCGATATAGACAGTGTCACCGGATGATATGCCAGTTGCTCCTAATGCTTTACCCAGTGTCTGCCAAGCGTTGCTTGCAGATGACCCTGTCCCAGTATTGCCGTTATTACCGTCCGGTCTGACGTAATAAATTGCCATTATTCAGATGTCCCCGCTACAATTTCTTGCGCCATAACTGATGCAAACTGGTTTGAATAGTTCATCTGAAACTCAACATCCTGAGTAACCCACCAACCGAATACCGATGTCCCATCAGGCCCGAACGTGCCGAGCAGGTTGCCTTGGTCATCGTAGATATCACCAAAGACAATCCAGTCACCGGGGCTGTTCGGGTTAGGCTCCAGCCTGTAGTTTTGCAGGTTCATTTGCCCACCTTCAAAGCGTTAGGTGCAACACCCTTGAACGGCATCGTCAAGAAGCCCAGCGCGGCAGACATCGCAGCAGTAAGACCAGCCGCTACAGCCTTGCTTCCGTAAAGTGCCATCACTGCGCCAAGCTCGGCTATGTCTTTGGCTTCAGCCGTACGAACACCATCACCAAAGACAGTCGAGAAGGACGCGACGAATGCGATCAGAACGACCACGACCAGCCTGCTAATACTTATTGAGTTCATCGTTTCGCCTCCAGTTTGGTGATGCTTGTACGCATTTCACCTGTTGCAGTTTCAAGCCTACCGATACGAACCCCGTGGTCTTCAATCTTGGCGGTGTCAACGGCTCCCCGTTTGTCCATCCGGTGCAAGAATCTAATTATGTAGGCAAGCAGACTGATGATGCCGGTCACTGCCGCTAACCCTATGGTTGTCCATTCTGATGCGCCCATTATGCCATCCGCTCCACTAGCCCACAGTGCTGCACTAGTAATTCAGTTTGTCCAAAGTCTGATCCGATGACATCGTAATACTTGGCATCATCGCCTACTCTGTACACCCTATCCTGTGGCATGACGTCAGCCCCTACGGCAATGATAAGTGTCCACTGGGCAGATGATGCAATCGAGCCACCTATAATCGATTCTGTGTCACTCTGGTTGGTTAGGCGGGCGTTGTACTCGGAAACCTTGCGCCATGTCTCAGTGACTCCACCACGGCCATCTTCGGTCAAGGTGAAGCGGTGAATCTCTACGCGGTCTTGGCACAAGTTGCGTACCATGCCGGCTTGAATGGTTGAGCGGAGTAGTGGGCTCATGCGAACACCACCGGTCTAAACTTGTCTGCCATGGTCAAGCAGTTCTGCATCAACTGGCTAAGCTTGACATCGCTCGTGCCTTCCTTAGCATCGATGTCTGCCGCTACCCTAGATGCCTTGATAAGCCACGCTTGCCGGGTGGCTGTTCTCACGTCGTAACGCTCAACATTGATCGGGCCAGCATCAACCCAAGTTAGGTTAGGGTCGCTTGCTCCTTCGTCTACTTCCCAGCCCTTGAACTGATACGGCGGATAGGCAGGGAAGTCAGGCTGTGTAGCACCTGAGGTACCGGCTACCCGTGCTTCGTAGACCCTGCCGTTGGGCGTTGTAGGGACTACACGGTCACCGACAGAGTAGACCGTTGCCGCTGTCCAAGTACTGAAGCGGGAAAAGGAATCAAGGATAGAGCCGATGTCCGTGGTAGACATCTGCGGGTAACTTTGAGCGGACACAAATAACGATACTTGTGCGATTGCCTCGGCTCTGGTCATCATGCCTAAGTATCCCACATGGGCGTTAGCCCGGATTGA